TACTGGTTTGTTATATGTTGGCAAAGAATAATTGACATCGTTCCTTGTACTTATGTAATCTACATCATTAGGATAATTAATTGTAAACCCAGTAATCACAACTGGATGTTTGTCAAATGTGTAGGCTCCATGTCCAGTAAGATAACACAGTGGCGGTGGAGTTCCAGCTTTTGGGTTTGTGTCTTTTCCATAAAACATTTTTGTAGCACATTTGAAGAAATGCATTACTGCAAGTAAATATGCAGCTTCAGTTGAATCCTGTGCAGTAAAGTCACCAGTAATACTGATGTTGTCTACAGCACTGTTTTTATAGTTATAAGATCTATAATTTGAATGAGTTAAATCAACACTGTCATAGTTTGCAACATATGAAACTTGAATTGTTGGCGTGTATGGATATATAACTCCATTGGTAGCCTTTAGTGGATGTAGCAGATCGGCATCCTCTGCAATCTTGTAGAAGTAATTTGCACTGTCTGCTAAACTAATTCTGAATCTCCAATCATCAACTGATTCTTTTGGAGTAGCAACAGTTGTAGATGTCTGAGACTTATTTGAGGAAGCGTTTGAGTTTACCTTGAGAGCGTCAAGTGAGCTTACAGGAGTATATGCTTCACCAGTTTCTGGATTTCTTAGTAAATTAGGTAATTGACTTCCATCACTTGATATTATTGGTAGGCCGCTGGTGTTTTGATTTATAGTCTGCTGTAATTTTATTGCACCCTCTAAATCACCAAACTCAGTGTCTGTGACTGTCGCTGGCGGAGCACTTAAGGATCTAGTTGTTGCGCCTGCGGCTGTAGTATTCTGATCCTCATTAGCTCGCGATTGCGGAGCTGGTCTGGGTTCTACAGCAAGAGTTTGTGCAACACCAGTGTCTGTTACGGGAGGAGTACTTAAGGATCTAGTTGTTGCGCCTGCGGCTGTAGTATTCTGATCATCAATAGCTCGCGATTGCGGAACTGGTCTGGGATCTACGGCAAAAGTTTGTGCAACACCAGTATCTGTTACGGGAGGAGTACTTAAGGATCTAGTTGGTGCGTCTGTGTCTGTTGTATTCTGATCATCAATAGCTCGCGATTGCGGAACTGGTCTGGGATCTACGGCAAAAGTTTGTGCAACACCAGTATCTGTTACGGGAGTCGCAGTGGAAATAGATCTAGTTGTTGTGTCTGCGTCTGTAGTATTCTGATCCTCATTAGCTCGCGATTGCGGAACTGGTCTGGGATCTACGGCAAAAGTTTGTGCAACACCAGTATCTGTTACGGGAGTTGCAGATTGTGTTGGCAATTGACTAGTATCTGTAGTAGAGGCATCTGTATTATTACCAGGATTAGAATTAGCTGGTGAAGTGTTTGATGTTGTACCTGTTGGACTAGACTCGGCTTTTTGTATCTGTTGCTCTGCCGCTAGAATGTTTGAATTTAACTGATTTACTTGTTGATTGTATTGAGATTTTAAGTTGTTATACGCAGCTAGATTATCTTTACTACTATTAAGATATGACCTAGTTTCTGCTACCTGTGCTCTTGCCTTTTGTAAATCTTCTGTGTTTGCGCCGCTAGCTAATAAATTAACCAAATTATTACTAGCACGCTGATATGAATTTTCAGCGTCAGCTACTATATCGGAAGATTCTTGTATGTTTGAATTTATGTCAGAAAACTCTTTGTTTAGTGTATCTAACTTTTTCTTCAATTCTGTAGCAGTCTGCTTCCATTGTTCCGCTGTTTTTTTATCGGCCATGATATTGATTTACCCTTGCATATATTTATGCGATAAATAATATGATACTTTTTCAGATAAGTGCATATTGACAAGCGTTATTTTTGTGATACACTATCTCTACTAATAACTTAAAAAATGAGCACAATAAAAAAACCAGTAAATTACTTAAACAATAAAGATATTCTGAAAGAGATACACTTGAGTAAAAATACCTTTTGTGTATACGAAGAGTCTGACTATGATCGTTATGATTTCATCATTGATTACGAAGACAATAGCAGTCTAAAAAAAAATCTTGAGTACACTTCACGCCCAAGTACTGTTCAACAAGCACTTGAAGCAAGAGCAGACAAAGAAAAAATAGACATCAATAGTATTAAAAAGACCGATCTGATATTCAGAGTTATGACATGGGACCATATTCCAGTGGCTCCAAAACAACCACGAAAAACAGTCAAACCAAAAAGCGCCAAAGAGATTTTTGAATTTGAAGAAGACGAGTCGGTTATATTTGACGATCTCGAAGACCCAGATCTAGCAAAAGAAATGGGCATGAATGACATGGTTCATATTCGCGTTAATTTCCCTCCATTTCAACATTTCAAATTTGACGACAATGACAATTTAATTTGCGTTGGCAAATCACATTGGTCTGGAGATCTTGTCAGTGGATCATTCTCTAAAGATCATGGACAAATCACCAACAAGTTAGCCAAGATGTATCTAATGCTGTGCGAAAAATACGCTATGCGTTTTAATTGGCGAGGGTACACCTATGTAGACGAAATGCGCGGCAGTGCAATACTACAATTGACATATGTTGGGCTACGGTTCAACGAATCAAAAAGTAGTAATCCCTTTGCTTATTATACAGCCGCAATAAATAACAGTTTTAGACGAGTATTAAATTCAGAAAAACGAAATCAAAATATTCGCGATGATATATTGGAAATGAACGGACTGAATCCTAGCTGGAGCAGACAGTTCTCTGGTGACAGCGGATCATCAGAAGAATAATCCGATAAATTTTTGTACTCTATCACCCATCAAAAAGGAAGCTTATGCTTCCTTTTTCCATATCCACACTGCATTGCCGCAGTCCCAGAATCTGTTCCATCCTTGACTTTTCATAATGTCCCATTCACTACCTAAATGATGCAAATCAGCGGGTAATTTATGTTTTTGAAATTTAGTTCTATGATGTATTTCGTGTATATTTTTAAAATACCAGTAATTTGGCTGACTATTGTGAGACCAGCTAAAACCCATATTTTCATACACTTGTCCCTGTCCCCACTTGAGATCAGCATAGGACACTACGCTTAGTGGTGAGTTTTCTTTGACAAAATGATTGAACAGCTTACTTGCTGCACCTGCGATAGAGTGATGTTGTCGCGTGGCAAAACGCAATAATTCCCACTCGGCTACATTTTTACTAAATCTGGATTTACCGAAAGTCATTACACTATATATTTCATCATTTTGAACTAGAGCATAGTTGTATTTTGAAGCAACGCTGCCTTGAATGTGATTAGCAGCAAGAAATTCTTTAGCCTGAGAAAATGTTATAGAAGCAACTTTAAACTTTCTAGCATGCATTTTGATTGACAATTTTCCCAGTGCATTCATTAGTCTATTTTTAATTATTTGCTCATTGGCCAACAATTCGTGTTCAAAAATTTGTATTAGTTTTACTCCTGCTTCTAGGCATTTTTTATGCTTGCTAATATGATATTGCTTATCTCTGCCGGCCAGTTCACTGTGCCAGTAGGTACCGTTGAACTCTATGGCCAAATTATGTGATGGTATATAGAAATCAAGTTGCAGTGGTCGTATCACACTATTACAATGAGTTTCAAAAGAAACACCAGACTGAGTTAGCCAATCACTTATTACTACTTCACCCCAAGTTAGATGTTTGGGATCACAGTGTGGGCATTTTTCGTGCCATGTATTTTTCACTGTGTCATAAAATTGTGTTTCACATGTAGTACAGCGCCACAGTAACAAATCTTCTGGATTGCTACTAACATACTCAGACACACTGAACACTGGCAGTATTTTTCCACGATAACTTGCTAGTTGATCAAAATGAGAATGTTTGAAGCGCTCAGTGTGCATCTGAGTGTATTCTGGCAATTTCATTATATTATCTACACCAAATCGCTGCATAGTCGTTACATTCATCCGTTCTCTAAACAGCGGATGTTGTGCTGGTCTGTCAATTCCGTATTTTGTGTTGAAAGCTGTTGTTGTTTTTTCTGCTATCTGTTTGTTTTGCTGAGGCCAGTTTACACCATGATTTTTATGACAGGTCAAAGATGATTTTTTCAGAATATTTTTATTTTGAGTTGGCGATTTTGCTCCATATCGCTGAAGACATGTTTTTTCTGCCTTGTCCTTTGACTCCTGCAGTTGACTGACCGAATCAACGCCATACTTGGCCAATACAGTGTGCTTTCTAGTGCTGTTTATGCTATCCTTTTTTTCGCTACTGAGCGTGTTCCAAAAATCATTGATCTGATTTGCATTACACTTGCATACATTTGCATTGCCGCAAAATTGTCTAAATCCCAAATTTAGACTCTTAAATGATTTAGCTGACTGTGACAGTGAGCACCAGCCATGATTGATATCCAGATCATGCAAGTACAGATGCATCTTTCCAGCTAATGGAATATTCTGTGGATACAACGCAGTTAGTTCACTCTCGTATTTGTCTACTGTTCGCGTGATCTTTGCCGCAGATATCTCACCAGCAAGATATGCAATTTTTAGCTCAAGTAAATTCATGCAAAGCCCTTTCATACTAATAGTATATATTAGCGGTAGCGGCGCTGCAAATAATTGTATCTAACCAAAAAAATTGTGTTCAGATGTTACAATCGTGTATGATTGACGCGATGAGCAAATTATTTAATAAAGCGGCCGTATGCACGGACATTCACTGGGGCCTCAAGAGCAACAGTGTAGTACACAATTTGGATTGTACCAATTATATTAATTGGTTTATAGATACGGCCAAAAAACACGACTGTGATGTTTGTTTCTTTTTGGGAGATTGGAATCATCATCGTGCCAGCATTAATATACAAACTCTACAGTTTGGATTAAGAGCATTGGAACGATTGAACGAGTCATTCTCTCAGGTATACTTTATACCAGGAAACCACGATCTCTACTATCGTGATCGCAGAGATGTTCATAGTGTAGAATGGGCAAAACACCTGTCTAGAGTTAAAATCATTAATGATTTTGCACACTATGATGATGTAGTAATTGCTCCGTGGTTAGTACAAGATGATTGGAAACAGATCAGCAAATATGAAGGCAAGTATCTTTTCGGTCATTTTGAACTTCCACATTTTTACATGAACGCACAGGTTGAAATGCCAGATCACGGTGAACTACAATCGGAACATCTTTCCGGCTTTGAGAAAGTTTTTAGTGGGCATTTTCACAAGCGACAGTTTCGGAAAAATATAACTTATATTGGAAACACATTTCCACATAACTACAGCGATGTAAATGACGATGATCGCGGTATGATGATATTAAAGTGGGGGTCTGAACCCGTATTTCTAAGTTGGCCCGATCAACCAAGATTTCGCATCTACAAGCTAAGTGAAATTCTTACTGATGAAACTCTACTACAAAAAGACATGCATGTGCGAATTAATTTAGATGTTGATATTACCTATGAGGAAAGTAATTTCATTCGCGAACAATTACTTCCAAAATATCAACTACGAGAAATGTCACTAATTCCGTCTAAAGTGGATCTTGAGCAAGATGATACGGACTACTCAAACATGAAGTTTGAGTCCGTAGATAGTATAATTCAAGAGCAAATACAACAATTATCTGAAGGTGCATTTGACAAACGACTTCTCCTAGAAATCTATAAAAATTTATGAGTATAAAACTAAAAACACTGCGACTTAAAAATTTTCTAAGCATTGGAAATGTAGAACAGGAAATAAATTTTGATCGCAAGGATCTTACACTGATTCTAGGCGAAAACTTAGATTTGGGCGGTGATGGCTCAAGGAATGGTACTGGCAAAGCACAACCACTAACTAGTAATATATTAACTCCTCACGGATGGACTCTTATGCGAGATATCAGTGTTGGAGATAGCGTTATTGCTCATGATGGCTCATTAGCCAAAGTGATTGGAGTATATCCACAAGGAATTAAATCCGTTTACAAATTTACATTCAGAGACGGTCGTACATGTGAGGCAAGCGAAGATCATTTATGGAATGTATACAGTCATCTGTTTCGCAATAAAACAGATATCAATCATACAAGAATTCTGACAACACTTGAACTGATTGAACTACTAAATGTAAATTCTCAAAAGAAAAAGGCGTTTAACTTTTTGTATGTCCCTCTGTATACTCCTAGAGATACAGAGAATGTATCTGTTCCTATTTCTTGTTATACTTTGGGAGCGTTACTCGGAGACGGACATTTAAAATCATCTGTTGGTATAACATCTGTGGATCAAGAAATACTCACACGAGTAAACGATGAACTACAATTAATTGATTGCTCATTGAGACAATCACAGTCAACAACTCGTCCTAAAATTTCATATAGAGTTGTGATGAATCACAGAAAAAATAATCCCAAAAAAATTACTCACCCATTAAGGTCGCGTCTTATTGATTTAAAATTAAATGTAAACAGCGAAGAAAAATTTATACCAGAAATTTACAAAAATATTAGCGTTTCTCAAAAATTAGAATTGCTTCGTGGATTATTAGATACAGACGGCACCGTTGACAGAACCGGATCTATATCTTTTTCTTCTAGTAGCAAGCAACTTGCCATGGATGTAACCGACTTAATTCGTAGTATCGGTGGAATTGCCAGAATAAGAGAAAAAATACCACGCTTTACTTATTTGAATGAGAAAAAAGAAGGTAAAAAAGCATATATAGTTTTAATTCGCTATCATAATCCAAAAAAATTATTTTCGTTGTCAAGAAAACTTGACAGGATAAGCGCAGATTATCAATATGCTGATCAACTTCGTCTACAAATATCTGATATTCAAAAAATTGACAACTCCGAATGTCAATGTATTGCTATAGATCACAAAGATCATTTATATGTCACTGATAATTATGTAGTAACTCACAATACCACTATATTGCAGGGTCTAAGCTATGCACTATTCGGTAGCCCTATTAATCAAATTAAGAAAGACAATTTGATTAATAGAACAAATGGCAAACAAATGCATGCCGTTGTTGAATTCACTGTTAATGATAATGATTATCAGATTGTTCGTGGTCGTAAACCAAATGTGCTAAAGTTCTATGTCAATAACAAACAACAATCAAGTGATGACAATGACGCACAGGGTGAAAACAAAGAAACTCAACAAGCAATTGAGCGTATTCTGGGTATGTCCAGTGATATGTTTCAACATATTGTTGGTCTCAATAGCTACACTACACCGTTTCTAAGTATGCGTGTCAGTGATCAACGCACGATCATTGAACAACTACTTGGAATCACTCTGCTAAGCGAAAAAGCAGATGCTATCAAAGAACTAAACAAGACTACAAAAGAAGACATTCAGCGAGAAGAGTTTCGTGTAAATGGAGTTGAGGCGGCAAACAAGCGTATTACTGAACAGATTGACAGTCTAAAGAAGCGTCAGCGTCTATGGATTGCCAAGCGAGACGAAGACTTGCTTAAGTTAGTAACAGAATACGACCAATTGCAACTTGTGGATATTGGCGCCGAATTAGCGGCACACAAAGATTTGGCCGTATGGAACTCTAACAAAGAAAAGCTTGATCGCTATGATGCCGTTTTGGCTAGACAGACTGCATGGAGACAAAAGCTAGACAAAGAAGTGGCCGCTCTACAGAGTAGCTTGACTAAGCTTACCAAAATTGATATTGCTGCCGAATTATCAGCACACTCTGAACTAGCAATTCACAATACAAAAGTATCTGAGCGTGAAATCTGGGCTAAAGAATTACAACGAGCAAAGAGCGACGGCGAAAAGCTAGCTAAGTCAGCACAAAAGCTACAAGAAGAAGTACATGAGCTAGAACAGCATCGTTGCTATGCGTGTGGACAAGAGTTTCACGATAGTAAGCACACCGAGGTATTAGAGAAGAAACGAAAACTTCTAGTAGAGACAAATGAAGGCTATGCCGCAGCACATGAATTATGGAACAAGCTAGTAAATAGCGAAGTGATTGTTGGCAATAAGCCCACTACACACTACAACACACACGCTGAAGCTATTAAGCACAGTAGTGAAGTAGATCGTATCAGCAAGCAAATAGAAGACAAGCTAAGCGAAACTGACCCATATGCTGAGCAACTGTTAGAGAACAGCACTCTAGTATTGGGTCCGCAGCCAAAAACACACTATGACACTGAAGAGGCGGCATTTAAGCACAGCAGTCGCGTACAAACACTATTGGATCAAATACAAAAGAAACACAGTGAAGAAGATCCGTATGCTGAACAAATCGCAGAAATGCAAACTAATGCTATACAAACAGTTGACTTTAGTGAGATCAACAGACTGACCCGATTACTACAACACCAAGACTATTTGTTGGATCTATTAACTAACAAAAAGTCATTTGTTCGCAAAAAAATCATTGAACAGAATTTGTCATATTTGAATAACAGACTGTCGCATTACTTGGATCGCATAGGATTACCACATCGCGTGGTATTTCAAAATGATTTAAGTGTTGAAATTACAGAACTTGGACGAGAGCTAGATTTTGACTCACTTAGCAGAGGTGAACGCACTAGAGTTATTTTAGGACTGTCATTTGCATTTCGCGATGTGTGGGAAAATCTTTATCAATCAGTTAATGTAATGTTTATTGATGAACTAATGGACTCGGGCATGGACACCGTGGGCATTGAGAACGGTCTTGCACTACTGAAAGACTTTAGCAGAAATAGAAACAAATCGGTATGGCTAGTAAGTCATCGCGATGAGTTGACCAACAGAGTTAATAACACAGTAAAAGTAGTAAAGGAAAATGGGTTTACAAGTTTGAAGGAATTGGAAGAATAGTTTTTTTTCCAGCACACATTACTGGAATAAGTAAACACAATGAGCAAGCAAAAAACAAAAGGGTCAAGTTGGGAAAGAGAAGTAGCAAAGTATCTTTCCAATACATACAATGAATCATTTATAAGAAATTTAAGTGGTAGTGGCTCTTATGTTGGAGGTAAAAATATTAGTCGCAAATCTTCACTGACAGCGGAACAAATTCGTCATACAAGAGGCGACATTATTGTACCAGAAAGCTTCAATCTTCTTAATTGTGAATGCAAGTCTTATTCCAAGTTTCCTTTTAATTTACTTTTAAGTAATGAGTGCAAACAACTTGAGATCTGGCTAAATCAACTAGTAACTAGTGGTGATGATAACAGTGTCAATTGTTTGTTTATGAAAATAACTCGTGTTGGAAAATTCATTGCAGTAGAAAAAAAATACGATTGGGATCTAAAAAATCATACTGTTTATACTAGCCCAAACTACAACGCATGGATAATAAGCGACATGGATATTTTTTTTGCCAGCAATAAAAACAGACTTAAATACATTTCAGAAAAGAAAGAATGATATGCACTGTGATAGAAGAGATATTCTGCGTTGGAGACGAGCAAAAAAACTAAAAAAGCAATCAGAAAATGCCTACTCTGGAAAACCAAAGAGTAAGATTAAAGCTAAAAAAATTAGCCCACAAGACAAATCATTTATCAGAGTTATAAAAAAGGACGGAACAGTAATAATAATAGAAAAAAAACTTTCACTGTAAGATTGTTACTGTGAAATAATGGGTCTATGAAAAAGATAGACTAACACAGGTCAAACAACAGACCTGTCTAAAATAACTAGTAACATTGTGAGTACAGCCTTTACTGCTCACGGCGAAGCACTGTTGAAGATCGGACAATACTAAGATCACAGTGGGTAAACTAGTGGGGAGTGCCGAATAGAGTATGGATGTACTCAATAGATTCGGAACCGATGCTCCCGCCCTTAGGCAAGGCTCTACTGCGCCTGACAGATCAACGGGCAAAAAATTAAAGGGTTTTGGTGGTTCAACGAACGTTCTTCCCACAGCGAAAAATAGCTGTCTTCAAAGAACAAGGGGGAGGACCCTGATATTTTATCAAATAATTACAGTCAGTTGGCTGTCTCGCTTTGCTCAACAGCCATGTTTGTGTCAGTTCTTCTCGCTGCGCTCTCCGACTGACACAAACAGACTTCTTTTCAACTAATTTAGTTTTTACTGATATCACTGAAATACATCTGTACAGATATCAGACTACTAATTCATATGAATCACTAAGACATAACTGAAATACATCACACACGCATTATTGAGAGATATAACTAAGACATCACTAATATGTCACTAAGATATCTCACTGAAATACGCATCACATATATGGCTGTCATAAATCACGGAAATACATCTAATTAATATATAACAGAGAGAGATTACAAAAAGAAAAAAGCCAGCACGCCGATAGGCTGCTGGCGAATGGGCTGCAGCCCATTCTAAATTAGAAGAATGGTAATTTGGTCTTCTTAGTAGTTTCCATATTGGAATCAACTAATTTACTTAGCTGATCCAATTCGTCTTTGCTCAAATTAAGTACATCTACATATTGCATGCTACCTCGGGTATACCAAGCCATTTTAATTGCTTGAGCCTTGATGCCAAGTGCTTCATGCCACATGACTTCGCCCAGCTTCTTCATTTCGGCATGATCCAATGATAGAAGCTTTAAGCGAAAAAATCAGTGATATTCAATATTAATTGCTGTGTGTACTCATGTGAGCAATGCATGCATTTTATATTCAGTGGTTTCAATTGATTTTCGTTTCGCAATTGAACACTGAATTCGCGAATCGCTAAGTTGGTATTTCTATCACAGTTATTCATAAACTCATTAATAAATTCTCTCTCGTGTACAGTAGATTCTGGAGTTTTAATGTACTCTACAGTTCCACTAATAATCTCTGAAAAAAGAGAATTCAACTTGGTGATAGTATCGCGTATTGTTTGTTCCTTTTCAGGACTATCTTCATAAGATTGACTGTCTCGTAGGAATTTTTGTAATTCAAACTGTGCCAGATTGTTTTTGTTTGCTTCTGCAAATGAAAGTGGTTTGAACTTAATTTCCAATTCTCTGATTTTTAATGTTTTTTCATAGTCAACATTCTGCTGTTGACTTAACACTTGAATTAGACTGATATCGTATGTTGCATCAGTGCTGCAATTTGGACAGACCGTTCCAATCTCCATTTTTTCACCAGTGCTGGCTACTTTGATTGCAATAAGAATAGCGTCCAGATCAACACTGTTGATCTCCCATGCGTTTTTAATATTTGGCATGCAGCTATGAATAATATCTACTACTGCGTGTCCGTTAAACACTGCGTCTGGAGTCTTACTGGTTATTTCATCCAGTGCAGTCATTGGATAGACTGGTAATTCTCCTGTTTGAGTTGGTTCAATGACGCTTTGATCATAATATTTGTTTTGACTCGGAAGCTTAATATAAATTGCTGGTCTGCGAAAATATTGCTGTAGTGGATTGTTGGTCATGTTGTGTCCTGTTTGCTAATTTTAATATTGATAAATACTTATATTATTTATTTGGTAAAATATGACTACTAATTTTGATCCAGACTCTATTGAAGAAGCGATACGCGGTTTACAAGCTCTAGGTGCGGCTGCTCGCACTACTGGCGGTTTGGTTCAAAATGCAGTTGAGTCTTCTGTTGGTGAATCAGAGAAGCTAGATAAGAAGAGAAAAGAGTCATACGAAAAACAAGCCGCAGCTATTCAACGTGTTGCGAATAATTTACTGTCACTGAGTAATCAGTTTCAGCAGGGAGGAGGATCATTTACTGCACTAAACGGTGTCATAGATCTTACTGTAAAGGGATTATCATCGCTTGCCGGAATACTTGGGCCTTTTTCTGGCATTGCCAAGGGATTTCTAGAAGCTGGCGGGGAAGTTGCAAAAGAATTAACCAAGAATTTTGACCGCGCTTACACGATTTTTGAGCAACTATCTGAAGTTGGAACAGTACAGTCGTTTTTAGATTTAAATGAAATCTTAGAACGAACTGGAATGAATTATGGTGATAGTGCCAAGACACTAACAAAATTCAGTAAAGAATTAAGTAATTTTGGCGGATCTGCCGTAGCCGGTAGAAAAGAATTTGAACAAATCTCGTCAGAGAGTAGATTAATGAGACAAGATTTCCAGAAATTGGGAATCGGTGTTGCAGATTTTAATGATATGCAGTTGACTTATATCTCTCAACAAACTAATTGGGGATTAAGACAGGGTAAACAAACAAAAGACTTGGCAGATGGTACAAAAATTTATATCCAAGAGTTGGATCAATTAAGTAAGATAACAGGTTTGAATAGAAAAGATATTCAAGCTCAGCGTGATGCTGCTATGAGTGAGACGCGATTTGCTGCTGCGCTAGCACAATTACCAGAATCAGTTCAAAAATCAGCTAATGATTTGAATATCATTATTCAAAAGAGTGCTCCAGACTTAGCTCAGGGTTTTAGAGACATGATGAGTGGATCGGTTACTACTGATGCCGCCAAACAATTAGTTCAACAAACAGGGGGAGTAGCTGGTGATATTATCGCTCAATTTAGAGCGGGAGCGATAGATCAATTTGAAGCTGATAGACGATTACGAGCTTCGTTAAAACAAACTATTGGACCAATGGGACAATTGGGTCAATATATCGGTGATGCAGCACTTTACACTAAATCATTCGCACAAAACAGAAATTATGCTAATCGTGCTGAATTAACTCCAGAAGAAGTTAAAAAATTATCTGATGAGCAACGAAAAAACTTAAAGGAAACTGAGGGCCAAAATGCAGAGTTGGCAAAAGCAAAACAGTCACTATACAATACTGGAGTGACTTTAGAAAAATTATGGACAGCTAGCGATACTGCTACTTGGGCTATTAGTAAGATGGCAAGTGGAGTTGATTTTCTTACCGAAAAATTATATGAACTCGCTGGCAAAGAAATTCCGGCTGATGTTAAAGCAAGATTGAAATTAAATGAAGTACTTGATGATGAGCGTAAGGCAAGGTCAACGTTGATAGATCAAGAAAAAGAAGTAGACAAACTTAAAAAAGAAAAACACAAACTGGACACTTATGTCCCCCCAGCAGATGAGACAAAAACAGATAAAAATATACGAGAAAGAAGAATTCAAGATCTTCAAAATCAAATAATTTCAAGTGAAAAATCTTTAGTAGAATTGCGAAAACAACATGAAGGAAAAAAAGATAAAGTCGCAGAAGCTAGAAAAACAGCAGACGAGGAAACAGCAAAAATAAGACTTGAAGACACGAAAAAAACAGGAGTTGGACAAAACCAGAATTTAGGATCTGGGACAACCGGACTAGACAAAAAATACAGTGGATTAAGAATTAAAAGTGCGGAATCTGTTGGTGGAATTAAGAAAGTCCCAGCAGAACAACAAAAAGAAGCAATTGCAAACGAAGACAAAGTTATTGAATTGATGAAAAAATTCTCCAAGGAGTTCCCTGGTACTACTATTGCTGCTTTTAATGATCTATATCATTGGGACCCAGAAAACAAGACTGAAACTAGTAAACACAAACTTGGAAAAGCAGTTGACTTTACTATGGACCCAGGACCAGCAACGGCAGAGGACTCCGATAGAATAGTTGCATACTTAAAAAGTATTGGATTTAATGACGTAAAAGATGCTTATCATAGACAGAAACATGGTACCGGCCCGCATTTTCACGCTGAGTTAATGGCCGCCGGCGGAGTTACACGCGGTATATCAATAGCCGGCGAAGCAGGACCAGAAGCAGTTGTTCCGCTACCAGATGGTAGAACAATACCAGTTGAAATTCGTAATCAAGCTAGAACTTTAACATTGGATGGAAAAACAATTCCAGTTGAAATACAGAATAAATCGTTACCACAATTCTCTGATCCTATGAGAGTTAATGTAATCAATGATTACAACAATTTTGCTGATATTAAGTCAATATCATCTGACATTAGCGAATTAATTCAGAAATTTTCAACAGAAGTTATTCCAGTTGAAATACGCAATCAATCACAGCAGCAACGAGTGACATTGGATGACAAAACAATTCCAGTTGAAATACGCAATCAATCACAGCAGCAACGAGTGACATTGGATGACAAAACAATTCCAGTTGAAATTAAAAATAATTATCTTCCAGCATTCGCCGACTCTATGCCAGTTGAGATTCGTAATCAACAGTACATGTCTTCAGTAAAAAATTTAGACAATTTTGAAATAGCAAATCTAGCTGAGATATTTAAAAATTCTATATCTGAACTCAAACAATCACAAGAAGCTGCTAACAACAAATTGTTGGAACTGATTGCTCAATCAAAAATAAACAATGATCATGCAAGAGCTATGAGTGATATATTAAATTCTACTAAAAACATTCAGCGAAATATGTTAAGTAACATGGCTTAAACACCGTGTATTGGTTACTAACAAATTTACTCATTAAAAAATTTGATAAATAACTAAAAGCAGTTCTCTCATGTCATATAAACGAAAATTCACAAATCAACACGGTTCACTAAGTCCAATAAGCGGTATGAACAGTAATACCGGCTCATGGAACGCTGGTATGAATAAAGAACCAACTGGCGGCTGGAACAATGATTTTGCTTTTAGAAACTATCAAAGCAGACTGCCAGAAGTCTATACAGGACATCCAAATCGCATAGAGCGATACAATCAGTATGAAATGATGGATGTGGATCCTGAAATAAACGCATGTTTGGACATTCTTTCTGAATTTAGTACACAGATGAATGAACACAACAATACGCCGTTTGAGATACAGTTTAATGATGATCCCACTACTACTGAAGTTGAACTAGTAGTAAAGCAATTACAGCAGTGGTGTAAATTGAATGAGTTGGACACCAGAATATTTAAGATATTTCGCAACACAGTAAAGTACGGTGATCAGGTTTTTGTTCGTGACCCAGAAAATTTCAAACTGTATTGGACTGACATGACAAAGGTCGTCAAAGTTATTGTCAACGAGAGTGAGGGCAAGAAGCCTGAGCAGTATGTAATCAAAGATATTAATCCAAATTTACAAAATTTAAGTATTGCTGAAAAGACTACTACTGACTTTCAAGCACAGCCACCTACCGCTGGGTACAGTGCTCCATACAGCTATACTGTTCCAAACGAACCTTATGGAACCACGGGCAGTAGATTTAGCTTGGGTATTAACGAAGCTGCTATAGATGCTAAGCATGTAGTGCATCTTAGCTTGACTGAAGGACTTGACCGTTATTGGCCATTTGGACAAAGTATACTTGAAAATATATTCAAAGTTTATAAGCAGAAAGAATTATTAGAAGACGCTATTCTAATATATCGTGTTCAACGGGCACCAGAGCGCAGAATATTCAAAATAGATGTTGGAAATATGCCAAGTCACTTGGCTATGGCATTCGTTAATAGAATTAAAGACGAAATTCATCAGCGAAGAATACCAAGTGTTCATGGCGGACAGAGTGTAATGGATGCTACATATAATCCACTTTGCTTGGATTTAAGTACACGAATTCCACTATTGGATGGACGAACTCTGGAATTACAGGAGTTAATTCGTGAGTTTGAATCTGGTAAAGAAAACTGGACCTATAGTTGTGATCCAGTCACTGGTAAAGTAGTACCAGGTGTAATTAACTGGGCAGGTATTACACGCAAGAACACCGAAGTTATCAAAGTAACACTAGATAATGGAAAAACTTTAACATGCACACCTGATCACAAAATTCCAGTATTCGGCAAAGGATTTGTTGAAGCACAAAATTTGACAGCAGAAGATAGTCTGATAGCGTTCAATGTGAGAAACGAAAAAATCAGTGGTGAAAAATCAAGCGAATATCAACAAGTATGGGATCATGAAACTCGCGAGTGGGTGTGGACTCATCGCATGGTAGGCGAGTTTTTTAGAAAGATTGAAAAACATCAAGAGTATACATATCTTTCAGAAAATATTGGCGCAGAAAAAACAGTAATACATCACCGTGATTATAACAGATTCAATAATGATCCGCGCAATCTAACATACATGAACAAGAAGGATCATATACTGTATCACGCTGCACAGGAATCTGATTTTTGGAAAACCATGACAGAAGAATATCGTGCTGAGCTTACTGGTAAAATTTCAGAAACTGTAAAACAGAACTGGAATATAATGACCGAGCATGAGCGTCATATTGCTCTGTACCGCATTCGTGCAGCGCAGACTAAAGCAGTGTGGCTTCGCAATAATGACTCAGAACATGCAGCAAAATATTCAATAAATGCAAGTAAGTCCAGAAAAGAATATATTAAAAATAATCCAGCTTTTGCCGAGCAACTTAGTAAAAATTTAGAAAACAGAGTAAAGTTTAATAACCAAAAGCTCACGATGACATTTGACATGCTTCAGTTAGTAGTAGAAAAAGTCAAAGCTCACGGTAAAAACAAAAAGAAAATTATTGATTTGTGTTCAAGCGATGAAAAGCTACTTGAACTTGTAAGACAGCACAACTCTGAGATGAGTGATAGTGCTACGCAAAATAAAATTAATTTGAATCAATTTGGCGAAAAGAAAATTAATCGTCTAATTACACAATTCGGATATAAAAATTGGAAACATTTCGTTAGCTCAATTGAACAGTTTAACCATCGCGTAGTAAGTATTGAGCGAGTTAGCAATCGTGATACCGGCACTATAACTATTGATGGAACCGAAAGATGGCACAACTATCATACTTTTGCGATTGATTCTGGAATCTTCATTAAAAACTCAATCAATGAGGACTACTTCTTTCCAGTAACAGCAGACGGTCGTGGTAGTGATGTTACTACACTGCCGGGCGGATGTTTTAGCATGGATACTAGAGTTTCGTTATTGGATGGCAGAGAACTATCTATTGCTGAAATTGAAAGTGAAATGAAAACTGGCAAACAGCTATGGACATACAGTTGTGAGCCACTTACTGGAAAAGTAGTCCCTGGACTAATTACATGGGCCGGCGTAACTAAGCCTCGTGCGAAAGTGCTAAAGATTACTCTTGATAACGGTGAGCATATTATCTGTACACCGGAACATAAATTTCCAGTATATGAACAAGAATTCAAGCGCGCCGACGAATTTGTTGTGGGCGACAGTATGATTCCTCTATATAGAAAGAAAGAATATCTTGGAAAAAGCAAAAATGAATATGAACAGTATTACGACAATGAGGCAAAAGAGTGGAAGTTTACTCACCGAACAGTCGCTGACTATCTAAAAGATACCCTCGTGTGTTATCATGTTCATGATTCGTCCACCAGTAATGGATTGTATGAAGTCAGACATCATAAAGACTTCAATAGATTCAACAATGATCCGCAAAATCTATGCTGGATGTCATTCAGTGACCATATCAAGTATCACGCTGACCACAACACACAGCGAATTCAAATTATCAAAGAAAATAATATAAATGAATATAGGAAAATTTGCAAGAATAATTCAATAGCGCAAAAAAAACGATGGGAAAACACAACACCTGAACAAAAAGAAAACTTTGTCGATGGTCTTAGACAGTTCTGGAGCAATCTTACTGATGAAGAACGCCAGCTCATAACGGACAAGATGAGCGCCTCGATAAAAAAATATATTGAATCTCTATCTGAAGATGATCGTGAATCTAGAGCACAAAATTCGCGTGATGCATTCAAAATTGCCTCATCACGAAAACTAGAAAAAATGCGCACTGATGAAGAATACCATGCATGGGTTTGTCAGCAGCAGAGTGCAGGGTGGACCGAGAAACTTCGTGAACAACGTGCATATCAAACCAGAGAATGGAACTACATCAATTGGAGCGACGAGCGCGGCAAAGAGCGCAAGAAGAAGCACAGTGATAGACAGCGAGTTGAGTATACACATGACATGCTGAAGTTTGTTATTGATATGGTCAAGGGAAAAACTACGCATGAAGTAACTGCTGACAATATCGCTGCTGAATTGAACAAGTCATCTCTACGAGATAAGTTAGTTGAACTGAACAAAGATAAACAAGTTCGTAACTGGAAGGTTGAAGAAGGGTTCACTCCAGGAAACATCAGACGTTCACTAGTGCAACAAATTGGATATAAGTCATGGAAAGACTTTCGTGTGAAAGAAAGCGTGCACAATCACCGAGTAGCTGCCCTTGAGTGGTTAGAAGAAGAGATCTCAGTTGGCACGTTGACAATTGACGGCGATGAAATATATCATGATTATCATACTTTTGCCCTGAGCGTTGGCGTATTTACGAAAAATAGCAATCTAGGGGAAATAGATGATCTTAGATACTTCAACAACAGACTTGCACGAGGATTGCGTGTACCAAGTAGTTATCTACCAACTGGTCCAGAAGATAGTGAGCGACCATTAGTAGACGGAAAAGTAGGAACTGCACTAATACAAGAGTATCGTTTCAATCAATATTGTGAGCGTTTGCAGGGTTACATTGCTCGCAAATTGAATGAAGAGTTCAAGTTATTCTTACGCTGGCGTGGATTCAATATAGACGCTGGTTTATTTGATTTAAAATTTAACCCCCCTCAAAATTTCGCAGCGTATCGTCAAAGTGAAATTGATCAAGTCAGAGTAAATGTGTTTAATTCAGTGGCACAGCTACCATACATATCTACTAGATTTGCAATGGAAAGATTTTTGGGCCTAAGTCAAGAAGAAATAAAGAAGAACGAGAAGTTATGGCATGAAGAGCGTAGTAAACCAGAAGACGAAGAAAAAACAGCAAAGGGCACAGATTTGCGTAGTATTGGACTAAGCACTAGTGACATTGAAAGTGACACCGAAACGGCAGAAAATATTCCTCCAGAGGGTCAAGAGCAGATGCCAGGTATCTCTCCAGAAGTTACTGCTCCAGTGGGTGCACCGCCAGCAGTTGGCCCAGAGACTGCTCCTCCCGCAATATAAAGATAAATAGTAATATGCTGTTAATGGAATTTTATAACTCAGTGCCGACGAATTTTCAAGATATTGAGAATGACAATAGTCAGCCTCGTTGGTTGGAAACTCGTAAAACCAGATTAACATTAGCCGCAATAAATAAAATTCGTCGCATGAACGAGGTTCAAGCATACGAGAGAGCAAAAAATTTAAAAAAGATTAGACAGCAATATAGTCCCCCGGTAGCTGGTCCCGGCCTCTAAACTTTAGATTAGCAGTTATTAAGTTTGAAAATGCAAAAAAACAGCACATTTTACGCTGTTTTTTTTCGTATGTGTTAAATACTCTAAGCAAAGCCATTTACCTAAAGGAGAAAAAATGTCTACAGCAAAATATGAAAAGTTAATTGATCTAATTCTTAACGAAGATCAAGAACGAGCAGAACAATTATTTCACGAGATTGTAGTTGAACAAAGTCGTGCAATTTATGAAAGTTTAATGGAAGAAGATGATATTGGAACACTTCACGATGAACTCACAGACGAGAGCATCGGTGGTGGCGATATGATGGAAGCCGACGATGACATGGACGCTGACATGGACGCTGATATGGATGCCGACATGGACGCTGACATGGACGCTGACATGGATGACATGGACGCTGATATGGACGCCGACATGAGCGACGAAGAAAGCGACGAAATGGACGCTGATATGGGCGACGAAGAAGGCGATGAAATGGACGCCGACATGGACGCCGAAGAAGGCGAAGCTGCTACAAAAGACGACATTATGAATCTAGAAGACAAGCTAGACGAATTGATGGCCGAATTTGAAGCCATGATGCACGGTGGTAAGAATGAAGAGCCATCTGAAGAGCCAGAAGGTGAAGAAGTAATGGAAAGCTTAATTCCAGCACCAAAAGCTAAGCATGAGGATCACAAAGCCAAGAGCCCAGTTGCTGCTGACAGTGGCAAAAAAGGTCCAACTGGCGGCGTAGCTAAGCCAGCACTATCAAGTGGAGCAGAATCTGTTCCAACTGGTCCAAAGACACCAAGCAATCCTTACACAAAGGGCATGGGTCAAGTAAAGCACGCTGGTCAATTTAAGAACACAGTAGACGGCGCTGGTAAACTTGGTGCTGGTAAGGGCGATGCTGCTCCAAAAGCAAAGCACGAAGACCACAAAGCCAAGAGTCCAGTTGCTGAGTCTAAAAAGCCAGTAAAGAAAATAGTTAAGTAAGAATTTAGATAAAATGGCTTCTTACTCAAAGTCAAAACTATGAACAAGCGCGTACTGCAGGAATACTTAGCACCAACTATGGCAAAAACTATAGTTGAATCTACTGATGACGGTCACGGTAAAAAGAATCTATATATGCGTGGGATATTCATCCAAGGAGACGTTCGAAATGCTAATGAGCGTGTGTATCCAGTGAATGAAATTAGAAACGCAGTAAAAACAATGAGTCAGATGATTCAAGAACACGGGGGAATACTCGGTGAAGTTGATCATCCTGACGATTTAAAGATCAACCTCGATCGCGTAAGTCACACCATTGTCGATATCGGGATGGACGGACCAAATGGTTTCGGTAAATTGAAGATACTTCCAACTCCAATGGGACAGTTAGTCAGTACCATGTTGGAAAGTGGAGTTAAACTAGGCGTTAGTAGTAGAGGAAGCGGTAATGTAGATGATACTACGGGCAAAGTCAGTGATTTTGAGATCGTTACAGTGGACATCGTAGCTCAACCTAGCGCACCAAACGCATATCCAAAAGCCATATACGAAGGGCTAATTGGAATGAAGCATGGTCATCGCGTACTTGATAATCTTAAAGGTACTAACTTATCTAAAGATATCGCAGTTCAAAAATATCTTCAGGAATCAGTTCTTAAACTCATCAAGGATTTAAAACTGAAATGACAACGGCTTATGTTTACAAGTGGACACATTTACCCACCATGAAATGGTATAACGGATCAATTAGTAAAAAATTTATACCAGGAACTGAACCAGATGGATTCGTTTCAGGCAGGATTATTACTAAAAGAAAACTCGTAGCCACGGAGTTAAACGTGCAAGTACAAGAAGGGAAAGCATAAAATGCTAGATGCCATCAAACCATTGTTAGAAAGCGGAATCGTCAACACTGAAACTGCTCAGGCCATCAATGAAGCTTGGGAAGTTAAGTTGAACGAAGCTCGCGAACATGTTCGTGCTGAGTTGCGTGAAGAATTCGCCAACAAGTACGAGCACGATAAGAATGTTATGGTAGAGGCCCTTGACAAGATGGTAACATCAGGTCTAGAAGCAGAAATTGCCGAGTTCCGTGAAGAACGCAAGGCAATGAATGAAGATCGTGTTCGCGCACAAAATCGTCTTCAGGAAGCTGCTAAAAAATTCAATGAATTCATGGTTACAAAACTCGCGGAAGAAATTCGTGAATTGCGTGCTGATCGCAAGGTACAAATGGAAGGCCGTGGAAAGCTAGAACAATTCGTAGTAAATGCTCTAGCTCGTGAAATCAAAGAGTTTGATCAGGACAAACGCGCTGTTGTTGAAGCAAAGGTAAAATTAGTTGCCGAAGCCAAGACACAACTTGAAGCACTAAAGCAGAAATTCATAGCTGAAAGTGCTAAAAAGTTAAACGCAAGTGTCACCAAACAGTTAAAGGGTGAAATCGGACAGTTGAAGGAAGACATCAAGGTAGCTCGTGAGAGTGCATTTGGTCGTCGTCTATTTGAAGCATTTGCTGCTGAGTTTAGTGCTACTCATCTCAATGAGAAGGTTGAAGTACGAAAATTACAAGCACAATTGACAAACAAAGAACAACAATTGGCCGAATCTGCCAAGCAAGTTAAATCAGCCAAGTTATTGGTTGAGAGCAAAGAACGTGAAGTTCGTATTATCAAGGAATCCAATCTCCGTGAAAAGACTCTAACAGAATTGTTGGGTACATTAAACGAAGAAAAGGCTGAAGTAATGCGTAATTTACTAGAAAGCGTACAAACACCAAAGCTAAAAGTCGCTTTCGATAAGTATCTACCAGCCGTATTAAACAACGGAACAAGCAAGTTAACTGTATCTGAAAAGAAACAAGTTATTGCCGAAAGCGTTGTGACTGGTGATAAAACTGCCAAGAAAATTGAGGTTGACGCCGAGGAACGTGATAACGTTATCGCGATTAAACGTCTGGCAGGGCTTTAATTTAGACATTAAAAAGGAGATAAAATAAATGTCAAAAGTACTATTAGAGAGCCGTTGGGGCGAAACAAAGGAAGCCCTCCTAGAAGGTCTCCAAGGGACTCGTCGTTCAATGATGGGTGTTATTCTTGAAAACACTCGCAAGCAGCTACTAGCAGAAAGTTCTGCTGGTACAACTGTAGCTGGTAATATCGCTACCCTAAATCGCGTTATTCTACCAGTTATTCGTCGTGTTATGCCAACCGTTATCGCTAACGAATTGGTAGGCGTTCAGCCAATGACCGGTCCAGTTGGTCAAATTCACACACTACGTGTCCGTTATGCTAACAGTCTAACAGACAACAGTGGTGCTGCTACTAGTGTAACAGCCGGTGAAGAAGCACTATCACCATTTAAGATTGCTCAGGCTTACTCTCGTACAGCCAGTGGTGCATCATCTACAAATGCCTACACTGCTGCTGATACAGCAAGTCTCGAAGGCAATGGTGGTAAGCAAATCAGTGTTCAAATTCTACGTCAGGCCGTAGAAGCCAAGAGTCGCAAGCTCCAGGCTCGTTGGACATTTGAAGCCGCTCAAGACGCTCAAAGCCAGCACGGCATTGACGTTGAGGCTGAAATCATGGCCGCTCTAGCACAAGAAATCACTGCTGAAATTGATCAGGAAATCCTCCTATCACTACGCAGTCTTGCCGCTACTGAGTTCACATACAACCAGGCTACTGTTTCCGGTACAGCCACATTCGTTGGTGACGAACACGCTGCTCTAGCTGTTCTAATCAATCGTGTTGCTAACCTAATCGCTCAGCGTACACGCCGTGGCGCAGGTAACTGGACTGTTGTTTCTTCCGAGGCTCTAACTGTTCTACAGAGTGCTACAACTTCAGCATTCGCTCGTACAACAGAAGGAACATTTGAAGCTCCAACTAACA